CGACGAATGGGATGGAGGCATGAGCCGACATCGTTTCACCCGCCGCGGCGGTCACCGACGCGGTCGCTTTCGTCCTTTCCGAGGCTGCCACGGCCGCATTGGACCCTATCACCGCCGCTGCCGCCTGCGACTGCTTTGCCGCAAGAGCCTGCGTGGCGGCCGCCTGGGCATCCTGCGACATCGTGAGCCCATTGGTCACGCCGGTAATCATCTGAATGATGGCGGGCATTGACTGGAACATCTGAATCACGCCGTCCACTACTGAGGATAGCTTCTCCCAGACAGTCCCGTTGCCTTCGATGGCGCTCGTCAGCGAAGTGAGCCCGCCGGCGAAGCCCTTCGCCGCCGACCAGCCGGATGACAGCTTCGAAGCGACGCTCTCATGCATCCCCAGCATCTGCTTCAGGGCCGACATCTCTTTTTTTATCGCTTTCCGGCTCTCGTCTGACAAGCCTGGCAGGTCAAGCCGGCTCCTCAGCTCTGACAGCCTGGCCTGCATCTCCCTGATTCTCGCGACCTCCTTCTCGACTCCCTCTCCGGGCTTCGGTCCCTGCAGGCCGGCAGAGTGAGCGGGAGTGACGGTCTGAGGAAGCTGAAGATCGTCTTTTGGCCTTTCGAGCTTATACGGCATGTCCTGCGAGCGCTTCGCCGCCTTCAATTCATTATACCTGTCCGTGAGGGCCTTGACGACCGCGCTCTCGCTGCCGAGTGCGGACACCGACTGCATTATGAGATTCTCGACGTGGCTCATCTGGTCTCCGAGCGTGTCCTCGCTCCGGCCGAGGATCTGATTGGTTGATGCTATTGCCTTGAGATCCTCCTCCAGGCTCTTGAAGGCGGCCATCGCGTTCTTGACCGCCGCGGACATGCCGTTTGCGTCCCCTCCAGTCTCATTGAACTGATTGCCTAACAGCCCGAGGGCCCCGGATGATGCTTCCGCGGCTTCGGCATTCTCTTTGAGCGCGGCAGTGCTCTCATCCGCCGAGCCGGCTACGCCTTCTCCTTCGCCCTTGCCTATCCCGAGGAACTTCTTCAGCCATTCCCATGCTTTCTTGATCGCTCCAGTTGTTTTCTCGAATGCCTTTACCAGCGTGCCGAAGACGGCTGAGGCAAGCGCCTTCACCGCCCCCCATGCCTTGTCGCATGCCTCCCTGAATTTCTCGCTGTGTTCGTATGCGTAGGCTATCCCAGCCGCGAGCGCCGCCATTGCCATGATGACGATGCCTATGGGGTTGGCGGTCAGCACGGCGTTGACGAGCGCCTGGACCGCCGCGAAGGCCTTCGACGCCACGTTCGCTGCCAGCGTGGCGGCCTTCTGCGCCAGCGTGGACTTGGCGAGGGCCTGCATGGCCAGGACCACCTTCGGAATGGTCCCTCCGAGAGCGGACATCACCTGACAGAGCGCCGCCACGTTGACTGCGTTCTCACTTGCCAGGACGGCAAGCGGGGCGAAACCGCCGAGGAAATTTCCAATGCCTATCTTGAGGTCATCCACCTTCGCCCTCATCACCTCTATCTGATGCGCCGTCGTTTTCGTGCGGATGGCCGCCTGCTCGGTGGCGACGCTCGAGCCCGTGACCTGCGCGGTCAGCTCGCCGACGGCCTCGGCGTTCTGGATGAGGCCTATGGCGGCGGTGACGCTCTCGCGGCCGAATATCTTGGTGAGCTCTCCAGTGTCGGCGAGCATCGGCTTGAGCGCCCCCAGCGCATCCTGCAGCGAAGTCACGCTGAGGTCAACGCCCATCTTCGTGTTCAGGGAAAGCAGCACGTTGCGCAGCTGGGTTCCGGCCTCCGCTCCGGTGATCCCGACCTTGGACAGGGCTTCGAGCGCTCCGGTAGTCTGCTCAACCGAGAGTCCCATGGCGCTGCAAGTTGAGCCCACGACCTTGAACGAATCCGCAAGGTCGCGGATCTCCGCGGCTCCGTACTTCGAACCGGCGGCCAGGACGTTAACCACCCGCGCTGCGTCTTCAGCCTGCAGACCAAACTGATTGATGGTACTGGCCATTGAGGTGGCGGCATCGTCGATGGTCATACCAGAGGCCTCGGCCAGGACAATGCTCTGTTCCTCGAGGGTATTTAGTCCCTCAATGCCTATCTTGCTGACCTGAATCTGCGAAGCAAGGATCGTGTACGCCCTGGCGGCCGTGTCAGCGCCGAGGCCCGACTGCCTGCCGAACTGCCTCGCCTTCTCCGTCAGCTGCTCCAGATCCCCGCCGGCGATGCCGGTGATTGAGCTGAGATCGGCTATCGACTGCCCGAAGCTGACGCTCGATGAGACCGTGTCGGAGATCGCCTGCGAATATTGCCCAATCAGGCTGATCTGCGCCGACCAGTCGGGCATCTTCAGCCTGGCGCAGACGCTTCCCAGCTTGTCCAGCTGCCCAGTCGTGCCTCTGATGTCGCCGCTTAGCTTCTTGAAGGCGGAGGTGATGCTCCTGACGCCACTGGAGATGGCGTCGGTGAGTATGACTTTGAAATTAACGGAATTAGGCATATATTTGTGTCATGTTCTACAAGATCTTATCAGTTATCGCCCAGATTGTCTGTGGCGCGGCATTGATCCTCTTCTATCTGGGTCTGCTCGCAGATTTCATCCGCGAGTACTGGCGTCGAGACCAATCCTGTTAGCCATCTCCTCGAACCGCTCTCTCGTTGACGGCTTCGGCGCGACGTCCGGCTCATGGGAGTCCCATTCGAATCGCAGTACGTCGGCAGGCCTCAGCTGGCGCTTCGAGTAAGGCTGGAGCATCGCCGTGGCAAGGAAGCGCGTCCGTTCCCAGGCATCCCTCATCGCTGCGTTGCGGCAGTCATGCCACTGCCTTATTATCTCCTGAAACTCCAGCGGGGTGCATCGGCAGAAGTCTTTGACGCTCATCCCGACGCACCCCACCGCTATGCCGAGCAGCGATTCTATGCCTTCCTGCTCGTCTTTTTTTTTGGGTCCGCCGCCTGGGAGGCGCCCCCGAGACGGTCGAAGTAGCCGTTGATCTGGTCGGGAGTCAGCGAGTCGGCGAAGTCGGTAAGGGAAAGGCCGAACTCGACCCCGTCCCTGTTGCAGGCGCTGGCCGTGCAGCACCAGAGATAGGTGATCAGGTCGCTGATGGAGTCCTTGCCCATCTCCTGTGCCTCCCTGCCCGTCTCACGCTTGAAGCGTAGCATGGCTCCCATCGTGATCTCGCAGGGATAATCCCTGCCTTGGATGTTGATCGTAATCATGCGAATGTCATTCTAACGTTGTTTGACTAAGCCCCTCCGGCGGTCGTCGCATCGAATTTCTTCTCGTCGAATGTCACCGGCGCTCCGGCGTTGTCGAACGTCGCCGAGAAGGTTGTGTCCTCGCCTGCCGGAGCCGTTTGTTCGAGAGATGAGATCACGAACGGACCCTTGTAGTAAGGGGTCTCGGTGTTTCCTCTCGAGAAGAGCGAGAGGTCGACCGGCTTGCCCTCGTGCCATGCCTTGAGCAGCTCGGGGAATCCCGCCTCGTCCTCTCCGTAGCAGGCGAGGCCGTCGGCCTTGACCTGCACCGAGAGGCCGGATACCGTCTTGCTCTTGAAGAGCGCCGCCTGCTTGTTCTCCGACGCCTTCGGCTTGCATGCCACGTCTTTCGTGTCCGTGGAGAAGGTGGCCGTGTGGGTCGTGCAGTGGCCTATCGCCTTCGTCCCTATGCTGACCAGGAGGTCAGACCCGTTGATTGTTTCCATGTCATTTGATGTTTTTAAAGATTGTTTTGTGATTTTTTTTGCCTTCGGCCTGCTACGCATCCGTTCTCTTTACCTTAGTGATCGTCCTGACTCCGCTGAGCTGCTCGTTGAGCTTGTTCACCTCGTCGGAGAGCCTCTCGTTCTCGCGCCTCAGCTCGGCGACCTCGCCCTTGAGCTCGCCGTTCTCGCGACGGAGGCTCACGACGGTGTCGTTGAGCTCCACGACGCGCTTCATGAGGTCGGTGTTCTTGGCGGACAGGAGGTCGATGGACTTCTGCAGCTCGGAGAGGAAGTCGTTCCTCCTCTTCCCGCGCCCGGTGAGGTAGCCGGCCGCCGCCGTAAGCGCAGGAGCCACGGCCTCTAGGATCACTCTTGTCACGTCAGCGTCCATCCTGGTCGATCCCTATCGATTTGAGCCATGCCTGGACGTCGAATGACGGGCAGGCCTTCGGGGCCACCTCGTTGTGGCCGATGATCCTGACTGAAGGGTGTCTCTCGTGGAAGGCCCTCACGTAGGCCTCCATGGACCGCAGCTGCGCGGCCGTCCTCGTGTCCATGGGCGTTTTTGCGTCCGAGGCAAGCCCGCCTGCATACACGATGTGACGGCTCACGCCGTTGTAGCCCGCTGCCCCGTTGGTCACCTCCCACGGGTCGACCCAGTCGTCTTCGTTATTGTCCGCGAGCCGCTCGATCCGGCCGTCCAGATGGATGAGGTCGGTGTAGCCCACCTGCCTCCAGCCGCGCCCTCCCTCGCTGACGGGGGAGGTGTGCCAGCGGCGGATCTCGGACGAGGTCACGTCCCTGCCTTCCGGCGTGGCGGTGCAGTGTATGACTAGATATTCGAGACGGCGCTTCATGATTCCTATGCCTTATAAGAGCTGAGTAGCACGACTCCGGTGTCGCTCAGCTTCGGCATCGCGATGAAGTAATGCCTGAAGTTGACGAGGTTCTGCTGGTTCTGCGGGTCGGTGGCCGCGTCATGGTAGTACATCATGGTCTCACCGGTGGCCTTGAACGCCCTGCCGGAGTAGAAGGCGAACGACGCAGCGAAGTCGCCTGCTGCCGCCACGGCTCCGGCTTCCTTCATTTTGCCGGCGGAGTCATAGACAGGGGTGTCGGCGTATTCGTACACGTCGAATCCGAAGAGCCTTCCGACCTTGCCGGATGCATTGTCTATGCTGTACTGGCGCTGGAAAGCCTCGCTCCAGCCGAGTATGTCATTGACGTGGTCGGAGCAGAGGACGAGCCTTCGTCCGGTCACCGGCACCTTCTGCTTGTCCATGGCCTTCTTCACCTTCAGCAGGTCGGCCTTCGTCAGGGCCAGCCTGCCCGTCTCGGCGTCCTTCTCCCCTGAGCTCTTGACCGTCGCCGGGCTGTGCTCGCAGAACGAGCGCGCCGCCTTGGCGTACTTGGAGTCGTCGATGGCGTTCCTGTGAGACTCGATGACCCTGGACATCTTGTCGTAGGACATGGCGTGGAGCTCGTCGTCAGTCACCGGAGTGGCCTTCGTCTGGAACTTGTCGAGACTGATTGCTATGTCCTTGTCGGACAGCTTCTGTATCGCGATCGGGTAGGCGGTGTTGTTGACGAGCACGTCCGGATCCACGCCCACCTCCGTGAGGTGGATCACGTCGTTCTTCACCACTGCCGAGTTGTCGGGGATGCCGTCGAGCCACGAGCCGGCAAGGCCCTCCCTTAGTTTCTTGACCATCTCGCCGGTCCAGATCTCCTGGAACACACCTGCCCTGAGGATGCCGGACGGGAGGATGGCGGGTATGGACGCGATGGCGTTGGCGCCGATCGCTGAGAGTAGCGGGTCAAGCCCTGCGGCCGACCCTAGGAGCGCTCCGGCGATCGCATTGAAGAGGAGCGCTGAGATTACTGTGATGATTTTCTTTGTCATGATGATTTGATTTTGATTAGTCGAATTTAGGTTCGAAGCCGTACTCGGCCTTGTAGAGCCTGACGTACCGCTGTCGGTCATTGTCGCGCAGCTCCTCCAGCTTGTCTGACGGCACGTCGGAGAGCTTCATCCAGGAGGATGCCGCCGGGCTCTGTCCGGATGCCCCTTCCAGGACCTTGCTCAGCTTCACGGCTGGCGACATGGCGTCGAGGGTCTCCCTGAGGCCGTCGATGCCGACCGTCTGACCGAGCTTGATGAACTGCTCCTTCCGGTCCAGCGAGATTTTCTTCTCCGAGATGGCAGCCTCGACCAGCGAGGCGATCTGCGAGAGCCTGAGGTCATCGACCTCCTTCATTGCCAGCTGCAGCCTGTTCTGTGATTCGCGCAGCTCCTTGATCTTTGCCGAGATTTCAGCCTCAGTGGCAGTCTCGGCGAGGCCCAGCGAGAGGGCCAGCTGTTTCATGTCCATATTGTCTTTATCTAATGATGGTTTTGATGTTTCGTATCCTGTTTCCCTGACCAGCTTGACGAGCTGGCCTGCGCCTCCGATCAGGCGTATCGCGTCGTCGTTGCCTCCCATGTCGGCAACCGACACCTCGATGAGCTTCCCTTTCGTCACCGTCGGCAGGTCCTGCCCCGGGAGCATGAGCGACGGGTCCTTGGACGTCTCAAGCGGCTGGACTCCTGCGCTCACCATCCGGAGGCTCCCGAACTCGAACTGCTTCTTGCAGCGCATGCTCTCCTCGGAGGCCTCGTCGAACTCCAGGTCGCCCGTGAGCTCGGAGTCCGTCTTCTTTATGTTCGTGACGTACCCGATGACGTGCCCCCTCTCGTGCATGTACAGCAGCACGGGGTTGCGCCTGTACTGCTCGATGTCCAGCCCGGCGGTGAGGATCCTCGTGCCGTAGCAGTTGAGCGAGTCGTTGGATATTCTTACTGTGATTGCCATGACGTGCTTTCCTTTTTGCCGCAAGTCTAACAAGCCCGATTCGCATTTCCAAAAAAGTGTGCAATGCTTGCACACTTCTATGCAATGCTTGCACACTTGTATGCAATGCTTGCACACTTTTTTGCGAAAGTCAGCCGCCCGTTCCACATTTGCCAAAACGAAACACCCTTATGACAAAGAAGGAATCAGAACAGAAGCGCACGGTGGCCAGGAACCTCTACATGTCCGGCATGGCCATGGAGGCGATTGCCGAGAACATCTCCGTCTCCAGGGCTACGGTCTCCAGGTGGTGTTCCGACGGGGGCTGGGGCAGCGCCAGGGCGGCGCAGAACATCACCCGGCCTGAGCTCGTCAACAAGCTACTCAGGGCGATCAACGACCTCATCGACAAGGTCAACGAGTCGGGCGATCCGGAATCGATAGCCGGCCTCGGCGACAAGCTCGCAAAGCTCTCGGCCGTCATCGAGAAGCTCGACCGCAAGACGAACATCGTGGACACCGTCGAGGTGTTCATGGCCTTCAGCAGATGGCTGGAGTTCCGCTCGCAGCAGAAGGACTCGGACGTCACGCCTGAGCTCTTCAAGCAGATCAACCGCCTGCAGGACGCATACATCAGCGAGATGGCCGCTAAATCCTGACGGAAATGGAGCGCGGCAAGAAGGAAATAAAGTCGGCGCTGGAACGCTGGAGGCAGCACTGCCAGGAGGTGCAGTCCGCCACGGCAGTGACCGTCCAGGAGTCCGAGGTGGAGAAGGAGAGGCGCATCGCCAGGCTCCTGGCGTCCTATGACGCCTTCTGCGAGTACTACTTTCCCCATTACATGTCCAAGACCATGCCTGACGGCTCGGC